ACTAAAAAATTAATTAATAACTTTTAGGGCTGTAGATCTAATTATAATTGATACTGGAGGTTCGTAAAATGACGCTTGGCGCAGCTAGAGTTATATGGCGTATAAATGACTTGAGTTTATTTGTTGATGAGGTGGTTCGTGGATATGTAACCATGGTCATCAAGGCAGAAAGAGGTGAGATGGGTGTTGCCCGTATTATCTCTACCATGGAAGAATATAGGAAGAGATACGGTAAGAAAGTATCTTGGACAACTGATCCACTAGTAGTGGAAATGGCGCTTAGACAGGGCGCAAGACTGAATCTGATCAGAACCGCACATTACGATGATCCTGCCGATCCTACTACATTAACAGCAACTAAATCACAATTGACTCTTTATGATAGAGCAGATACAGCAGGGGTGGCTGTGATTGAGAGTGAGGTAGGTCCTTTCGCTCTTACTCAGAAACTCTCCGGTAGATTTTTAGGCACCGAAGTAGGACCATTTACTTTTGTTACAGGCACCTCTGATAAGCTTTCTTTTACAGTAAATGCGGGATCTGCCCAGGAATTAACTCTTTCTGGAACTCTTACTACACAGGGAGTGGCGGATTATATTAATGCACATACGACTGGTATGACTGCTGCTGCTGTATATGATGAAGGTAGTGGACTCTATGTTCTTAAAGTTTGGGCTAATACAATTACTCACTCTTTAGGCGTAATTACAATAACACATTCAGCTTATGCACTTTTGGGCCTTCCTCTTACTACTACGACAGATGCCGCTGAAGCTGGCACTGATAATATGATTCTAGCTGTTAATGGGGAAGCTACTCAATCATTAACTCTTGCTCCAATAGCAGGAGAAGAAGGTGAATTTACTCTTACTACTGGACAGGTAGTACAAAGGATGCAGGCTTTAGAGGATGTGCATGTCTATGCAAATGAAGGAAAAGTAAGAATTGAAACTTTAACTTCAGGTACCGGCGCTACTCTTAAGTTCTCGTCAAGTACCGCTCTTGCTACTCTTGGTTTTGATACAGATCAGGTAGCGGGTACTGCTGCTGGCTCTTCACAGGCAACCATTAGAATTGACGCTCTTAATGAAGGTGATTGGGGAGATGATCTTAAGGTTATCATAACTGATTCGCTCTTACATGAAGATCTCTATTTTAATCTTAGAGTTATAAATGATAGACAAGGGGATATGGAAGAGTATTACCCAGATATGTCTATGGATTCAGAGAGTGAGAGATATGTTGTAAACTTTGTGGCAGAACAATCTTTCCTCGTGGATGTTGTGGATCTTCATTCGTCAACAGCTTCGCCTCTTAATATGCCAGTTGCGAATGGAACAGGTGATTATCTGCATGGTGGGTCTAATGGTATAGATGAAGAAGGCGGCTATTTTGTGGGCTCTGAACTCGGGCCATTTACATTTGTAACTGGTACTGATGACACTCTTTCTATTCAAGTAGGCGCAGACGCTGCCCAGACTATAACTCTTTCAGGAGCAGCTAAAACTCTCGCTGAGGTTGTTATTCAGATTAATGATAGTCTTTCAGACGCAACTGCTATATCATACAACAATAAACTAAAAATACAAACAAATGATGATACTGAAAATATACACTTATTGGCAGTAACACATGACGCTTATACAGTACTAGGACTAACAGCTGGTACTTATTTAGCAAATGATGGATTCGACGATGCTGACTGGATTGGGGATGCCGCTGCGCAAACTGGAATTTATGCTGCAGATACTACATACATGAGTATGGATCTTATGGTTCCAGGTACAGTATCAGCCACAGTGTATAACGCAATGATTACTTATTGTGAGAATCGTGGTGATATGATGGGTTACGGGGCAACTCCTCCCGGTAATGATCCTGAGGATACAGTAGCTTGGAGAATGGGTACTGGTAACTACACACATCCTGCTTTTAATTCACATAGATTTTCCTTGTGGTTTGGTAGGCCTCTTGTCTTTGATGATAGGGATTCAGCTAAAAGATATATACCAAATCTTGGGCACTTGGCTTCCTGCTTGTGTAGGACTGATAATGATTATGGTTCACATTATGCACCAGTAGGACCTAGAAGAGGCGCTGTTCAGCTAGTTGAAGGTATTGACTTCAATATTCAGGATTACAGATCAACTGGTTATGCCGATCTTTTTGCTGAATACGGCATTAATTATTTGATGATATCAAAGATGCCTGGAATAGAAGGTGCAATGTTCTGGGAGCAGAGGACTACACAAAGAGCTCCGTCTGCTACTCGTGAACTAAACGTCATGAGGTTCATAACTGTTGTTAATAGAACACTTATGCCAGTACTAAGAACATTTCTATTTGAACCTAACCATCCAGTTACATGGAGAGAAATTCATAGGGTACTAGAACCTGCATTTGATTCATGGAAGAATAAGTATGCCATCTATGATTACTGTCTTCAAACGGACCGTGACGCTTTTTTTGACGGAGGCGAGTTAAAGAACGCAGTTTTGAATTCAGGTTTGGACATAGATAGGGGCCTTTATAGGTGTCGCGCTTTGATACAACCAACCCGCGCTATATACTATTTGGAATTCGAGCTTGGAGTCATGCGTACGGGAGAGTCTTTTGAGAACTATAAAAGCATGAAGTACTTGCCTGGGTGGGTTCGCTCATAGTAATATTAACTAGTTAGTATGTTTTTCATCCATATTGGGGTCTCTTTTTTATAGAAAGATTCTCCAATATAATTAATAAGTTAGTTACTTTGTAAAAATAAAACAGTAAAAATGTAAAAAAAAGCTTGACATCAATAACTTAGTATGTTATACTCAATGCATGTAATGACGATTACATGCATTTTTTATTTTTACGAGGTGTTAAATGAGTAGACCTAGAACAATTGAGTCAAAAGTTGGGCAGAGATTTGGGGATTTATTAGTAGTGTCTGACTATAATAAAGGACACTTATTACCTTTTTATAGGTGTCAGTGTACAAAATGTGGTAGATTCCTTTTAGTAAAGAGAGATTTTTTACACGGAAAGAAACATATAGATACTTATATATATAGGTGTAAACATGCTGATCTTCCCTCAATAAAAACCAAGCACGGCGCTACGAATAGGAATTCCCCTTTAAATCCAACTTATAGATCATGGGAACATTTAAGAGGCAGATGCCTAAATATTAGGAGTAAGGATTATCCAGAGTATGGAGGAAGAGGAATAAAAGTATGCAAAGAGTGGGATAGCTTTATAAATTTTTTAGATGATATGGGGGTTAGGCCAGAAGGAACTACTATAGGTAGAATAAATAATGATGGAGATTATTGCCCAGAGAATTGTAGGTGGGAAATTCCAGCGCAACAGCAGAATAATACTAGGCAGAATGTAAAAATTAATAATTATACTATAGCAGAGTTATCTAAAATAACTGGCCTTACCTACAACGCTATTGAGCTTAGATTAAGAAGAGGAGCTTCCTATGAGGATATTATTAATACCCCAGTGGGTGAGCGCAGAAAGAGTTCTTTAAAAGATTTTTCTGAGGATATAGGGAAGCGTAATGGTAAATTAGTTGTAGAAAATATTCACACTGAGGTTAATTCTAAAGGTGTTAAGCAGGTTTTGTATGATTGTACATGTGATTGTGGTAATACTAAGACAGTAGTTAGAGGTAATTTTTTAAAAACCTTTTCTTGCGGATGCTTAAAAAGTGTGGCAGCTAAAGAAAGATGTGCTAGGGAGAAGGAATTATTTATCAAATACTAATCACATGTTTGTATGTATTAAAAATTGAATTTAAATATTTTTTTAATACTTGTTATCTTTTTTAATACATCTGAAGTATAAAAAGGATTGTATCTTTGACAGAGCGAAGCCTAAAAATTTTCGCTCTTAAATTATTTTTTACATAAAAAAAACTAAAAAAATTGATAAAAATATACTTCTTTTCATGTAAAAATACTTTATGTAAAAGCACGCTAGTTTGTCAAACTTTGACAGTTATTATATTTTTTAAGGTCAAACTTCGATACTTACATTTATTCATTTCTTAATTATTTTTACATAATTGGAGTGTAGTTTCTAGGGCCAGTCCGCTCCTACTAGTTTATGTAAAAATATGGATGTAAAACTCTGCTTTCTTATCGAAGTTCGATAAAAATTAATCGAACACTCTTTAGAGAAAATTAATTTGCAATCAATTGCAAATAAAGCTTGACATACTTTTAAATTTGTGGTATATTAAAACCATGCTGCTCACAAAGCAGCTGGCCCCAATCCCCCCGCGAGGCCCAAGAGGTGTAGC